TATTTGTCATGATAAGTGGTAATCCTTCTTGTAGGTTATTCGTCATAATAAGTGGTAATCCTTCTTGTAGGTTATTTGTCTGTAAGCTGTATTACTATTTGTCATAAATACATTCCTTGTATTTGTTTGTTAATTGATTGTTGGCAAATTCTAAATGGCGCCTCGATAGCGCCATTTTCTTTTCTAAGGCTGTCATAATTTATCTCAATGAGAATTTGATGTCTCATCATAGGCTCACAAGACTATTTAGGCAACCTCTTATATGCCTATTTTTATATCTTTCTCACATAACTCTATGGCTTTTTCTGTAAGCGTGTACCAGCATACGCTGTTACTAGGGTGCCCATCGAGCCTTGCTTTTTCTATAAACCCATGTTTTACGCACTTAGCAGTAGTGAGAATAATTTGCTTTCCCGATGGATTGTACATGGATAAAGACAGATCTGATATCGCAGACTTCACCCATATTTTTCCATCTACGTGGAACTTGCTGTTTGACTCGTTTTTCTTCATTTGCATGTAGATGTGTAGAATAAATATTGATGCAGCGGGGCCAATCTCTCTAGCAATGCTTACTGAGTACAATCCACACCCTTCAAACTTTTTTTTACTTTCTTTCATAATAATCTCTCTTGTTAAATAAAATTTCTTAAATCTTCTCTTAGTATTAACGGGTTCACTTTATAGTGAGTCACCCCCGCAATTCTATCTTCTTCGCCCACCAGGTACCCCAGTGTCATCAGCTGTGATGCCAATCTTCTAAAAGACTGCACGCTCATGCTCGCTTTCTTTGCCACAGTGCTTGCGCATATACTCTTGTCTCCGCTGAAACAGCTGCATATACACTTAAATAAATCTCTCTCTATGCGATTCAGATGCTCTTCTGTCAAAGCTTCTGCAAATCTCTGTATCTTTAGACGTGTTGCATGCATCGCTAACTCCTAAACTTTCTTTTCAAGAAGCTCTAGTGACTTGTACAGCTTCTCTAGACGGCTCTTGCTTCCCTCTATCTTCTTCTTTATGTGCTCAATGCGACCCAAGTTATCTAGAACTTTTAGCCGAGTATCGGGACCAGCTTTCAAATCACCATTTGTCATCTTCTCTATCACAAGCTCAGCTGTGTATGGAATTCTATTCATAGACCTCCATTTATGTACGCTCTGACGAGATATCCCGATGTGGCGCGATGCAGCCGCAACATTCCATTTAAAGTACTCCAATAACTCCCTCATGTTCATAAATATTCCTTATTTGACTCTATATGCAAAGTATATCAACAAATCAGACATAATGGAAACATTAATATTTATTGTTATATATGTTGACATACGTTTACACATGGCATACTATGATATTACAACACAAGAAAGTGAGTTTCGAAATGAGTAAGATTAAAGACAAAATTAGCCAAGTTATTTTCCACCTTCTTTTTAAGGGGATTCCTGGGGAGACATCTATAGTAGATTACATAGACACCTGGGAATCATCTATGCAAACCCCTTTCAAAGAATCTCTTATTATCATCGCTAGCGTGCTTGAGTATGCAGGCTCTATTAGCGACGCTGTTGATATCTGTCGCTCCCTTCTTCCTGTGAGGCATAGTCAGCCTGTGCTGACGCTTAGACAGCAAATAGAAATCCTTTGCGATGAGCCAATGCTGGCCGGCCGATCGAACTTTCTTGATGCAAAGATAGATCCATCTCTTAGAGCTATTTTCTGGAGCGAGTAATGAATAGAATCGGATTTATTGGCGGCTCTGACATGCCTATTATTATGGGCCTGTCATCTTACAAAACCCCTTATCAACTTTACCTAGAGAAAATAGGCAAGTCTGAAAGCAATGACACGACTGAGCTGCAGCACTGGGGCAAGATTATCGAGCCGGTCATCATCAATGAGTTCTCCAGAAGAAACGATGTACGTGTAGAGTCCCGTGCCACAATTCATCATAAAGAGCATGACTTTCTCCGCGCTAATCTTGATGGATTTATTCCAGAAGAAAATGCTGTGCTTGAAGTGAAGTGCTCATCTTTCTTTATGAAAGATACATGGGGTGATGAAGGCTCGGACCATATTCCTATGACTTATCTTGTGCAGGTAGCCTTTTATTGCGCACTTGCTGATGCTGATTGCGCCCACATTGCTGTGCTTATCGGCGGGAATGAATATCGTCAGTACAAGTACAATAGAGACATGCAGATTGAGCAAGTGATATTAGATGCAGCTATTGAGTTTTGGAATCGCATAGAGACACTATCTCCGCCAGAGCCGACAGATGAATATGACATGCGCATAAAGTATGCATCGACAGACCCTGGAAAGAGCGTAATGGTAAACGAGCAATCCGCAGAGACATTTGTAGAGCTTGTAGAAACCAGGCGCAAAATAAAGGCTCTGCAAGATCACGAAAACACATTAAAGCTTAGTCTGATGAATACGATTGGCTCGGCAGAAAACCTAATTGGCTTCGACGATGAAGTGCTAGCGACATGGAAGCTTAGCAAGAAAGGCACAAGAACATTACTTATTAAGGGAGATAAAAATGGAAAATAACAGAGCAATGGACATCTGGGAAGACGAAAACAACATCGCTGACATTAAGCGTGTCTTCGCTCCCAATCTTACAGACACAGAATTCAAGTTCTTTATGGGGCTTGGAAAAGCTACTGGGCTCAATCCCTTTTGCAGAGAAATATGGTCTGTGAAGTATGGTAATGGGCCGGCCCAGGTATTTATTGGACGTGACGGCTACAGAAAGGTTGCTCTTAATCATCCAGATTATGACTACCATCAGTGCGATGCTGTTTACGAGAACGATTTGTTCGAGATAGTCAGTGGTGAAGTGCGCCACACTTACAACATGAAGGATAGAGGAAGTATAGTGGGGGCCTACTGTATAACTAAGAGACGGCGCGCTTCAAAATCAGTCTACCACTTTGTTCGTATGGGGGAATACTCTACTGGAAAAAGTCTCTGGGCTTCTAAGCCAGAGGTTATGATAAAAAAGGTGGCAGAAAGCACTGCGCTGAGAGCTACTTTTCAAGATGTTCTTGGCGGCACATATGCGCCAGAAGAAATGCCAGAAGAAATGTCCGTTCAGAAAAAACCTGTAGTCTCTCAAACCGAGAAGCTTAAGCAAATACTGGAGTCAAAGAATGCTGTCACTAGAATCGATACCAACGCCGCTACTTGCACTGATGACGTCTCTGATGCTGATGTTGGAGATGTACCTAATCTTATCTCTCATACGCCAGCAACTAATGCCCAGGTCAACAAAATTTACGCGCTTATCAAGGAGAAAGAGTTTTCTGATGATAGGGTCTTTAAAGCTTTATCGTACTATAAGGTCAGTAGCTTTTCTGAGATGACTTTCGATACCGCGCAAGCATTCATAATCAAGATGGAGGGCATGTAATGCTGGAATACATTATATTGTGCGCAGCTACGGGGGTGTCTGTAATAGGCATCTCCAATCAGCTGATAGAGCTTATGGAGTGGGCGCGGGTGAATCCGCACAGGCTGAGCGACCTGGCTGTCATATTGCTAAAGGGCGCGGTCTTTACGTTTATGATTCTTTATTCCATTATGAGGTCCAGGTTATGAGTGAGTCAGGCGAGCTTGTCACCATTGCAGTGGCAATTGTAGCGGCTCCGGTGATGCTTATCGGTTGCGCAATATCCCATGAGGCATCAGGGCACGGGTCTTTTCTAGCATTTGCGAAGCACTGCGTAAAATGGTTCTTGAAAATGCTCGCAACAATTTTCCTAACAACGCCATTTGCCCTTGCTGCCGTGAGAAATGCGATTCAATGCGTGAATATTTTTAACAAGCTGCAAGAAGAATGGGCTTACGACGGACTGTGTTACGAAACAGCCTTGATGTCTGTAGCCGTCTCGTTGCTATTCTATTCTTGCGTCTATCTAGTCAAGCAATTAATGCAATTCATGGATTAAGTGTAATGCCCCGCTTTTAAGGCGGAGCGGGGTTAATGTTAATTCTTGTTTCTGAAGCGCCTAAACATGCTAAAGCCGCATGAGCAATCTACGGTCATGGCTCTTGGGTCTATCTTAACATCCCATTGCGAGTCCATGCCTGAAGAACTTTGTCTTCGAATAGAAGGCGAGTCACTAGGCGTGGAGATATCCTCCTCTGCAGATTGGGAAGTGGTAGATTTAGGCGAATTGTTTGGGGTAGGAGGGGCGGTTGTTTCTTTTTTTCTAAGAAAGCCAAGGAACGTGCTTTTTGGAAGCTCTACTGTTTCAGAAGGAACTGTGACTGAAAGCATGATTACACCCCGGTTGTTAGGTCATTTTAAGATTAGCAGTGCTCTTAAAAAATTAGCAACTCGGGATTATGCGAGATATTGAGTTATCGTCTCTATGGCCTCTTCGATGGACCAGCATATTGCTGTGAAATATCCCTCTTTCTCCATATCGATTAAAAATAACTTTTGTTCAGGGCTTATTCTTCCCTTTGCGCTTTTCAACTCTATCCAAGCTCCATGATATTTCTTTGATGGCCTGGCTATGAATAGGTCGGATACACCTGGTCGCATACCCATGTCTTTGAGCTGCTTGCCATAACGCATCGAGCGCTTGCCCTGATTAGGGATGTGGAAAACCACACCCCCAAGGCCCTGAAGCCTGACCCACTGCATCACAGTTTTTTGGATATCGTCTTCAGAGATTTTTAACATTACGCACCATACTCGTAGACTACGATGATTCCTGGAGCTCCGTTTCCTCCATCAAAAAATTTATCATTAGCAGGAGAGGTTCCTCCAGTGGAGGATATCAAAGAGGTTCCGCCTCCGCCGCTTCCATAGCACACTGCGTTATTTCCATTGTTGTCGTTGCTAGATGCGGAAGCCCCCATTCCAAATATGGACGCTCCTCCGCTTCCGCCATTTCCGGAGTTGCCAGATATAAAGCCTGCATAACCGCCATTGGCCGTAATGTCGGCGTTATTTCCGACTCCGCTTGCAGAACCAACGCTTGTGTTCATAACGGGAAGCTGACCGGATGAATACGTGCTGCTAGATTGCACGCTTCTCGCTGAGCCGCCGGGGTTGGCTCCGTTTATAACAATGTCTCCTGCGTTGAATGTGGACTCTCCTCCTGCAGACCCAGTAACTGCATTAGTAGTTCCGCCAAGATCTGCTCCAATGCCACCAGCTCCGCCAGCTCCAACTGTATAAGCTGTACCGGTGGGAGCTACGGCATAATACTTCATGCCATATCCAGAGCCTTGGCCGCCATAGCATGACAGCACTCTGGCCGTTCCGGTTCCGGCTCTTCCGAACGATCCTCCGCCACCGCCGCCGCCAGCAACAACAATAACATAACAGCTCACAGTTCCAGCCGTGGCTGTGTAAGTTCCTGATGTTGTTAGGTATTGCACATTGATTAATCCGCCTGAACCACCACCACCACTTGCTGCAATGGTAATCGCTCCAGCACCTGGAGTAATTGTAATTCCAGTTCCTGCTGTAAGAGTAGCCGCTGCAGGCGTTGCGCCAGTAGAGCCAATAATAACTTGCCCATCAGTCATAGCTCCTGATGCTGTCAACACACCTGTATCATCAGTAACAATAACTGATGATATTGATGAGACATTAATTGCATTTGATTTTGCCATTTTAAGCTCCGTATTCGTAAACAATTATGATGCCTGGAGCTCCGTTACCGCCAGAGTGCGGTCCGCCTGGGTTTACCGCTCCACATCCGCTTCCGCCAGACCCCAAGGTGGTAGATGCTATGCCATTTGCCGCCGAGACCACGCCAATAGCCCCATCTCCAAAAACAGAGTCGCCTCCAGAGCCTGAAATAAAATTAGCCCCTGCGTGAATAACGGCAGAAACAGACATCCCTCCTCTTCCGCCGACATCGTATGTGCCAGAAGGGCTTCCACCAAGGGTCTGTTGATAAGACACGCCTCTAGTATTAGCATTAAACGCTACCCCTGCTATTCCTCCGCTTCCTCCGCCAGTAGTAAAGTCACTGTTGAAAGAAGTGCTACCTCCAGCAGATCCAGGATTAGCCCCAGATGCTCCGCCAGAGCCAAGAGCCCCAATCGTAAAAGATGCAGAGGAAGGGGCCGTTGCGTAATATCTCTGAGCCCAAGCTCCGCCGCCTCCTCCGCTAGAAACAGCCACTATTCCAGTTCCAGACACGAAAGGCATTCCCCCGCCTCCGCCACCACCACCAATGGCCTGAACCAGGCAACTTACTGTTCCAGCTGTCGCAGTGTAAGTTCCTGATGTGGTCAAATATTGCACATTTAATAGATTGCCAGATGCTCCGCCGCCAGTTGCCGCAATGCTAATGGTGCCGGCTCCCGGAGTAATGCTAATTCCAGAACCAGCCGTAATAGTTGTGGCCACAGGGGTAGCACCAGTAGAGCCAATAATGACCTGGCCATCTGTCATGGCGGATGAGGCCGCAAGGGCCCCGGTCTCATCTGTCAAAAGAACGGCTGACGCTCCAGAGACATTAATTGCATTTCCCTTTGCCATAAAAAGCTCCCTTTAGATGATATCTAGACCAGCCGAAATAACCCCTGTGCATAGCCACTCTGTATCAGCTACAACGCAAACTAAAGACGCGCTATCATATTGATTATCCGCAGATACAGAGCCAGTAACGCCAATGGTGGAAATAACTCCGCCAACTCTAATGGACTGCGATGCGCCCTGAGCAATAGACCATGAGCCTGCGCCATACCCTTGAATGCTAATCACATCACCAAGAACAGATGTTGCGGGAAGAGTCAGTGTGACAAGAGAGCCATTATTAGCAATATAGCCATTATTGACATCCATAGTTGCCGAAGTAGTAGCCTCATTCCATGTGATGCCGCCACCACTAGAGCCAATCGTAATAGAACCCGCTCCATTAGTAATGCTAATTCCGCCCCCGGCTGTCAGAGTTGTTGGAACCGGTGTTGCGCCCGTTGAGCCTACAACAATCTGTCCATCAGTCATAGAAGCCGTCATAGCTGGAATGCCCGCATTATCTGTAACAATCATGGCGCTATTCGCACTCGTAAGGCCGCTTACTTCATCACCAGTTGCTGCATAGTAAGCAATCTCTCCGGCGGTTCCGCTATTAACAGTGCCCGCTCCAGCAGATGCCCATGTTGCATCGCCTCTCCAAAATGTAGTAGCGGATGCAGATGTCCCGTCGTTCAGATTCGTTACAGGTAAATTACCAGTCACGCCAGTCGTCAAAGGCAGACCATCAGCATTAGTAAGAGTCACTGAAGCAGGAGTTCCTAGAGCAAGACCATCAGGCAGTGTCGTGCTTAATGATGGAACACTACCCGCAGAAGTCACAAGAACAGCACTCGCTGCAGTCACTAGAGGAGAAACAACAGTTCCAGCAGAAGCGTAATACGCCATGTCGTTTTCAGCACCAGTATTCACGGTACCGTTTCCAGCTGAATCCTGGAAAGACGGAGCAGAGCCAACGCCATTAGCTGTTAGCACCTGTCCAGCTGTAGCGCCAGCAGCATCTGAAATAAGCCCGCTTGCATCACTCACTAAAGCGCCAGTTGCTGCAAAAGATGGAACGCTTAATCCGGCAGATCCTACTTCTATGACAACGCCGCTTGCTCCAGTATCATTTCCAATGGTTACTACACGGTCGGCAGCTCCAGTTCCAATATTAATTCCCTGGGCAACCGCATCGTTACCGATGTTGATAGTATCCGCAGAAGAGTTAATCTCTACTGCACCAGCCGCATCTAGCAATATAGGGCCAGTAGAGGTTCCAATAAGTCCTGTTGTTCCTGTATTAATAACAACAGAACTGCCTAAAGTGTCATTTCCAAGAGTTAGCGTATTCTCCGCTGCCTCTGTAGAAATATTAATAGGGCCAGTCCCCGATACGATATTAATTGTACCGTTCGTTGTGCACATAGGGTTTCTAATTACAGCCATGTCATTCTCCTTTTAGGTGAAAATATAGTTTCCAAACCCACCGTTAAAAACCCACGTAGTATTCTCAACAACGCATAAAATATAAATCACATCAAAGACTTGAGATGACGATGTCGTTCCGGTAACGCCGACTGTGGACTGCCCTGAGTTTGTGCGAACAATTTGTCCAGCATTTTGAGCAACGGTCCATCCACCAGCCCCAGAATCTTGAACAGCAACGCGAGAGCCAACAGGAGCAACTGCAGGAAGAGTCAATGTCACAAGTCCGGAGTTGCTGGCGATATAACCTTTGTTAATTTCCATGGCAACCGAAGCTCCTGGGGCATCTAGCCACTGAAAACTCGCAGAGCTTAATGTGATAGAGCCAGGGCCATTCGTTACAGTAATGTTTCCACCCGCAGTGATTGTTGTAGCGACAGGCGTAGACCCTGTGGCTCCGACCACAATCTGTCCGTCAGTCATAGGGCCAACAGCTAGCGCATCTCCTAAGGAGTCTGTCACTATCATGGCGCTATTTGTTCCAACGCTTAATCCTGTAACAGGAAGTCCGTCAGCATTTGTCAGGGTAAGTGATGCCGGAGTGCCCATAGCAAGCCCATCGGGCAGTGTTGTGCTTAGCGATGGAACTCCAGTTCCACTTGTTACCAATACTGCGTTGTTGGCCGTTGGTAGCCCGCTAACCTCATCGCCATTTGTCGCATAGTAAGCGATAGTGTTGATCGTAGACGGGTCAACAGTTCCAGTCCCTGGATTATCAAGGACAAGAGTGATGACTCCTCCAGCACCAATATCTATCTCGAATGTCGCATACGAGCCTGTTTGGGAATTTAAGTCAAAGTCATAGAAGGCTACAAGAATATCTGTAGTGGAAAGAGGATTTGGCTCTAGGTCGGCCTGATTGATATAGCCTGGCGCTGTCACCGTTGCAATATCATCGCCAAAGATAGCAAACTTCTGACTTGGGAATACGCCTACGCTTCCCGTAAGCTGCGTAGGTATTTGATAAATCTTTGCCATGAATTACTCCGTTTTATGCAGTATAAGATACCGACTGAAAATCCACTTCAATATCACATGTCGTATTGGCTGTAATAAAGCTAATAACATCTCCGGCTTTAACCATTCTCTTGTACTCAATGGTTCCGCAAATGAGCTCAGACCCTGATGCTGCAAACGTACCTCCTGCAGGTACAGCTGCCGTTCCAGACTTCGATACCCAAACCCATCCATTCGGCTGTACGCGAACATACATTACCCATGTAGATAGATTGCTGGGAACAGTCACTGAGCTAGCGGTAGAAGCCGCCAGAGTTGCGGTATAGATATCTGTAGGAAATTGCGGAGCATCAGCACAGTAACCTTGGAGGTCACGGGCAAAATAAAGTTCGGTTGACATAAAATTTCCTTGTTAGATAAGAAAAAACACTTCTGTAATCATAGCACCCAATATATTATCGGGCTCTTAAGTTTGATCGAAAATTGCAATGCTGAGAACAAAAAACTAATCTCAAAGTACACAGGCTCATGCAGCAGGTTCGATTATGACAAGCAACATACTGATAATTCTTGTATTTGGATTTATATTAATGGGAATGTCAGAGTATATGATAGAAGCGATGTGAGAGCCCCCGAAGGGGCGGTTGCATTACAATTTAAAGAAAACATTATAGAAAGCAGAGGGCTGCATTATGGAAACAGGGGTAGATCCTCCAGCGCTTGAAGAGACGGCATCAAGCTTTAATCCGCTAGCGTCCTGCGATGGAAGAAGCTCGCCGGTTCCTCCTGCTCCCCCATCATTATCGGCCTTTATTGTTGTTATGTGAGTATGGGCCGGCATTTGGTTTGTTGCCATAACAAATTCCTCGACACCAAGCGTCTCTCCCAATTCCCGAGAGGTTAGCCCTGAGCCGGTGCCAGTGCCACCCAATACTCTTCCCATGGTTTTTGTCAGGGCCATGGCCTTGTCTGCAATAAAGTCTGCATAAGCCGATACACCGCGGCCACCACTAACCGGAGCATAAGTATCTGATACAGCGTTATAAATAAGATTATATAATGGCCATGTGTCGACATTAGCGCGCGTCGTTGCAGTAGAGGCTGCTGAGCCAATGGTTCCATCATTAGCGGGAACCCAGCCAAAAGGTGAGAAAGCATTGAGAGACATGCGAACGTCACCGGTTCTTGGAGAGTTCACTACGGAGTCTATTTGATCGTAGGTCTGGAAGCTATTTACTGGAGCAGATGAGCTTAAGTAAATCGATGGCTTTGTGAACTCTATGGTGCAAGCAATATTCAGGGGCATCCATATTTGTAAATATAGCGCATCATTTCTTACGGGTGAGAGTGATAGCCCTGCTGTAGGAGGGAATACGCCTGTGAAGGTCTTTTTCTCCCACGAGCTTCCAAAAGTGAAGTCCGACAAAAGAAACGGGTCTTCCGAAATGGCTCCAAGCCCTAGGTCTTGATAGATATACACTGAAACTGTAGAGGCTGCTGCTGAGGCCGCCCCCTGATTTCTTCCCTGTATGCTAAACGTAAATTCCTGAGATGTCAGTGTGTTTACGTGCAAGGATATAGGGAACTGATAATACTTGAATGTTTCCCCTGAAGGAGTGTTTGTGCACTCATGGCTAAGGTAATACTCAGGAGTTGGGTCGCCCACAAGAATTTGCTCGTTAGTGAGAGGGAACTCTGGAAAGGACACGGTCTCTGTAGCCGATGTGTTGCTCTTGAAAAACTGCATGTCAGGATATTGAAATCCATCATGCTGGCTTGGAGCTAGAGTAGTGTTCGTGACAGAGCTCAGTGAAACAGTTCCCTGGTTTCTCCAAAAAACGTTATTGATTATGTAGTTTTCTTGAGCGGCAGCAGAATAACCGGACTCATTTTGACCAGATACGAAGGGAAAGTTCTCTCTTGTGATTTGGTTTGTGGCCGCGCTATTACTAATAGTGATGTAGTAAGGCTCGGCCTCGGTTTGGTCTGCTTCGCTATAGGGATAGAAGAACGGAATAGTGTCTACGCCATTGCCATCAGCGACTG